AGATTATCATTTACTGTTACTTCTGAAGTTGTGTGACCTATTGAAACTGGAACACCTGATGTTGCAGTACCTATAGTAATACCATTTGAAGTATTAGAGTTATCTATATTTAATGAGGTTGTTGCGTCTAATGAAATTGTTGTTCCATCTACTGCTAGTGTTCCATCTATATCTGTGTTGTCTAAGTTAGCAGTTCCATCAACATCTATATCACCTGCTACATCAATTCCTGCAGCACCTGCTAAAACTAAATCATCTGCTGATGTATCCCAAAGCATGTAAGCACTTGCTGTATCTCCAAAGAATTTAACATCATAACCTGTATCGTCAACACCTACCGTAAGAGTTGCATCAATCTGAACTGCACCATCAATATCTACAGCATCTAAATTAGTAGTTCCGTCTATATCTGCATCACCTGATATGTCAAGTGTAGCTGCATCGAGTTCTCCTGCTACTGTGAGTACACCACTTGTAAGAGTTAATAAATCTGTATCTGATGTATGACCTATTGTAGTTCCGTTAACTATAACATTATCAACAGTCAAAGTTGTTAAAGTTCCTAAACTTGTAATGTTAGTCTGTGCAGCCGTTGTTACAGTTGCTGCAGTTCCTGATACATTACCTGTAACATCTCCTGTTAATGGACCTGCAAAAGCATCTGAGGTTACTGTACCATCAAAATATGCATCTTTAAATTCTAATGAGCTTGTACCTAAATCTATATCGTTATCTGTTACTGGTACGATAGCTCCGTCTTGTATTCTAATTTGTTCTACTGCTGCTGAAGATACCTCTACAAATACTCCCCATCGGTTATTTGTACTATCTACAACTATTTTATTAAGGAAATCTAAATCTCCTATTGTGTGGATGTTACCACCGTGTCCTGCTGTTCCATCGTGCCTGTGTCCTGTAGAACTAGCACTACTTGAACTATAAGTAAATGCGTTTACTAATTGGTTATATTCATCATTAAATAAAGATGCTGTGATAGTATCACCATCACTCATTGAACTTTGTCGTGTATAACTCTGTGCCATTTTTATTGTCTCCCTGAAGGTTCGTAATCTATGTATATGCCATTAACTGTATATGGGTCTTTAGTATCATCACTAAAAACTCTAAAATAATTGCTGTGTCCACTTCCCTCTACTACTTGTCTTGTTATAGGATCAGAAGCTGCTCCAAAAACGTAGCTACCTGTAGTAAATGTTGCATTACCAAATAATGAAGGCTTGTCTACTGATATAGAATAATCTGAGGGTTGTGGATTATCTGGATCATCAAAATTATATCTTATTCTTAAAGTAGATGAAATTTCTCCTTCTGGTGTTGCTGAAATTTTAACGTATTTTAAAGTCTTTAATGTTCCTAAATCCCCGTAATCTAAATCTGGTGTTTGATATTCTGCTTTAATATTTGTTTCTACTTCCGAAGGATTAAAACTATTACCTGTATCGTGATTATATACATAGCCATTATAATCTCCATGATAATGCTTTTCAACTCCACTTGAATTAAAACCTGAAGCTGCTGCTGCACTTGCATCTATTCCAAAAGTTTCTGCCCATTGAAAATTTGTAGCCCCTTGAGCATCTGTTTTAAGTGTTCCTATTATTCCTTCTGAGGCTGTACCAGTAGAGCTTGTACCATAGTATAAGCGATATTGAGATTTATCTCTAATAACAATACTGCTTATATTAAAGCTTGAAATATTATCAGCAATGTCTTTCATTATTGGTTGTATAGACCTACTAACTGTTCCTAATTCTACGTCACCAATTCTTACTGTACCTGCTAATGTTCTTATTCCGTCTGGTGCTAAAAATACTAAGTCACCACCAATCTCTTGAATACTTTTTCCATCTAAACAACCTATGTTTTGTGTAATTGGTTGTACAGCTATTGTAGATGAATTATTTATATTTACTAATTTGTAAATACTGTTTCTACAAAATATTATTAAATCATTCCTAAAACTTTTTAATCCTACTACTTGATCATCTAATACAATACTACCTGAACCAGTTGTAGTAAAATCATCTATATCACTTGTGCCACTATAAAAAATAGTATTAGGTGCTGTAGCTGCTCCTGCTACTACTAAGTGTTTATCATGTATTGTACAAAACTTAGGATAGTGTGTTCCACTTACTGTAATTTCTTTTGCAAAATAAGTTCTATCACTTAATGCACCAGTACCTGTCATTTTAAAATAAAAAGGTTTAGCACCTGATCCTTCATCCGTAATTATAACTTCTCCATAAGTTGTATCACCTTCAAAAGTTACAAAGTGTGCTTTACCTTGTGAAGTTCTAGCTGCAGCACTACGTCCTGTAAAAGTACTGTAGTTATCTCCACCGCCTGCTACACTAGCTCTATTAATCTGTAACCAACTTGTTCCATCTAAACTAAAATAAATATTAGTACCTGAACAAGCTATTACACCATCTGCATATACATGTAAGCCTAATACTTGATTAGTGCTATTTGGTCTAGCAGCACTTGCTCCTCCTAATACTGAAAAACCATTAATTCTTCTATAACCACCTGCAACATCTACTTCAAAGTTTCTTAACCTTGTAGCTGCTCCGGGTCTACGAAGTAATTCAAAAGAACTAGAAGCTTTGTCTAGTCCTCCTTCACATGCTAATGCGTATGGTTGTGTTGCCATTAAAAGTAAAGCCTATCGTCTGTTATATAATTTGGTTCAGGATTTAAAAAGTTTGAACGCATTTTCTTTAATCCTTCTTTGTAATCTTGTAATGCAAAAGCTGCTTGTTGTGGAGAATCTTTAAACTGATGAAAGTGGTATCTTGCTCTAGCCATAAGAACAGATGCATATACATCAGGAAAAACTATTGTATCTCCATGAGCATCTAATGCTGTAGGTAAATCCCAAGCAAAGAACCAGACTCGATATACTTTATCTGGTATTGGACTTAAACCAAATTTTCTTGTATCAGGACTTCTAATTACATGTGTAGGTTCACCATAACTTTGACTGTCCGAATCATCTGCATTTTCTGATTCTCTTCTGTATCTTACCCAATCAGGAGAATTTATAAATTTTAAATTTTGACTTGTGTATGGAGCACTTTCTCCACTTACACCAATAGTTGTCAGATAAAAATTATCCCAATCTATTGCACCATAGTCTGTAGTAACACTAGAACTGGATGATTTTAATTCGTACCATCTAGTTCCTGCTACTGTTTCAACATACACATTACCATAAAAAGGATCAGTTGCTCCACTTTCTCCTGTAGCTAAAAATCCCCATTGAGGTTCTGCCATTACTATATCATCATATGCTCTATTGACACAATCTTTTGCGTGAGCTTGAATACCAATTGCATCACTAAAATTAGACGAAGTTAAAACAACTTCGTTTAGTTCTCTTAGTAATTCATTAGTAAGTTGTAAATAGGTTGTTGCCATTATTTTTTACCTTTAGCTTTTTTCTTAGCTGTTTTACTTAAATCTTTAAAGTGATATAATTTTACACTTGTTTTACCATGAGTTTTACCAGAATGTAAATCTCCATTGGGCATTTTATGAGTTCCACCTTTATGTAGTGTGCCGTCTCTTTTGTAATGTTTTACACCTTTCATAACTATTTAGGCATACATTTAGGCATTTCGCCAGAACTATAAGAAGGTTGTGTTCCTGCTTTACCACCTTTGTTGTATTGTTTGCGTTTCATTCCACCACCACCATATTTTTTTATACGAGGCATTTTACCTTGTGCAGCTTTATTTCCTAAATTGTTTTTGTAATCACCTTTCATGTTCATATTTGTTCCTTTTTAATTTAAAGTGTAAGGGAGAAGTGAACATAAAATTCCTTCTCCACTTACGAATCAATACTAGTCAATGCTCTAGACTATACTACTAACCCGCTTGAGTTGTAGTAATTCCGTCTTGAACTTTGCATTGTCCATCAAGATACCAATTAGTACCATCAGACCATACATGAACAAAATCTCCATGTACAGCTTTATTAGCTACTAATGAAATAGTATCTGCATCTGTTACTGTAGCTACGCTTCCTGCTGCATCTTCTGGAGAAGACACATTACCTACAATAATATTAGCACTAGATGCTGTTACTATTGTATGCGTACCTGTAGGTTCAGTTGCTCCGACATAAAACCAATACTCTAAACCTGCTGCGGGAGAAGGTAGAGTTTGTATTCTAGCTGTTGCAGTATTCATAACAAAACGAGTGCCTGATTCGGCTGCTGTAATGGTATTAGCTGCAGTTATTGCTTCTGTGTCTGAGGGCTTCTGGACTTTAGTTGCGAGTTCACGTACATCTGATACTCTTGCTGAGTTACGACCAGTATCTCTTATGTTTACTATTGCCATATTATTTACCTCTGTAAAATTTATGTGTTAAACAAAGAGGAGGAGTCCGAAGACTCCCCCAAGTTTTAAGTATTAGTCTATTCCGTAGAATGCACCAACTAGAGCTTCATCTCTAAGTACTTTCGCACCAAAAACATGAAGACCTCTCACAATGTCACCAAACGATGTTGGATCTCTCAACACTTCTGTTGAAAGAATTGTGTTAGCTGTAGCAGTAGATGAAATATGACCTGCCAAACATTTACCGGCAGCATTAGATGTGTCAGCTATGTTGTTTGACTTGTACATATCAAAGCCACGAAGTTTACCACTAGAAACTAATCCGTTTCTAATAGAACCTTGTCCGGCATTGTAATCTACTGAAAGCAATTTAGAACTAGAGCTTCCTAGCACTTCGTAGAAGTCAGGACCTGCAACGAACCATCTACCTTCTTCAGGTACATTTTGATCGTCTAATAGTCTTGCCATTCTACCCATAAGGTCTAGAGGGTCATGTTCACTAGAATCGAAACCTATGTCTAAGTTACCTGTTCCATCAAAAGTTCCGGCAGCTAAATCAGTAGCATTGTCAGAACCTAACACGTGGTTAGGTGATGAAGCAGATAGACCTGCAAACATAGTTACAAGTACAGCAGCATCATAAGCATCTTTCAATGCGTATGCAGCAGAACTTGAAGCAACTTCTTTAAAGTTGACATGTGACATGTTTGTTTCAATATCATCTACGATGAATTTAAACGCATTAGCACTATCAACAACCAAAGATGTTTCTTGGTCTGTCAGTCTAGTTTCTGTAGTATCAGTATTTCTAGTATACGCTTCTACAGAGATAACGGGTTCTTTGATAATCTTTACTGAGTCTCCGAAAGCAGATATTTCACCCGAATAATCGGTGTTTGTAATAGATTCTATAACAGACGATTTTCTAAAAAAGTTTAAAACCTTTTTTGAATAAACCGAAGGTAAAAAGAAACTATTAGTTTGTCCACTTACGGAGTTTGCAAAGTTAGCATTAGTATCCGTTGAGGGTTCAAAAAATTGAGCCATGGGATATTCTCCTTTAAGTTATAGTTTATTTTATGATTCTGCCTTCTTGCATTGCTTCGCTGATTTCACTTTCGTATTTATCAAACTCTGCAACACTCATGGCAGCAATCTCTCTTTCAGACCATACTTTCTGTTGGTTTGGTTTCACACTAGTTGTTTTAGTGGAAATCATATCAGCAGCAGATTGTTCAGTCTGTTTAGAATTTGACTGTGTTTGTGTAACTGGTTGAACCTCTAATCCAATATCTTTTTTAAATA